GTGTAGATGTACCTCAGACTTGTACTTTCATTGAAGTCACCTCCAATTTTCTAAGCCCCGTAAGGGGCTATGCAGGTCGAGAGCGTGCCAGCTCAACATCTGCTCCACCATTTACAAAACTCCTTATAATATTTTCACAAGGGCGGCTGCATTTTGCGGTCGCTTTTGCATTGTGTCGTAAAAAGTTCATAAATGTCGAATTTTTGATATACTGCATAAAAAAGGCAAAATGATTTTGTGCAGTAGGGAGAATTTTTGTTTATAACCTTGATATTTTATGCTTTATATGCTAATATATAGAAAATGAACAAAAGGAGGTTCTAAAATGGAACTTAGCAGAAAAGACAGAATAATACTTTTTAATCAGTATGAGATACTTAAACGCCTTGATACTGATAACGCTGAACAATATGAGATATATCAAGATATTCTTGCACAGGGATTTGAGTATAATTATGAAGAGATCGGTCCAGCGTTATGTGAAGTCCCGTATTCAGTTTCAGAAAAAGTATATGAGATATTAGAGATGTTAAGGTGCATGACCTTTTCTTTTGACAATCTTGAAGATGTGACAGGTCTAGATCGTGAAGACTATATATTTAGAGGCTTTGACGGAAATGATAATGAAGAAGCAAAGTATTATGAATATGCAGAATGGCTTATAAAATCTAATGGCAAGTATCAGGAATTTAAAGATTGTGAATTTAACAGCCACAGTAAAATCCTGCCAGAGTATAAAGGAATGCTTGAGAGATTTGGTAAACTTGCTAAGACCAGAACAAATGGTATTCATTCAGCGGATTTGTCTGCTGATGAATTAAATTATATCATTGACAAAAAATAATCTTACGAACTGCTACAACAATGTGGCAGTTCTTT